ACTAACACAAGGTTGTTAAAACAAATAGATAAACTCAAAGACAAAAAAGCCGATATGGTTGAGGCAGTCTATCAAGGTGCTAGAGATGGTATGAGAACTTTACAGTTCCCTGACATAAACAAACCAACAATAAAAAAATCCCAAAAAAAAGATGAGCAAATCTGTGTCCCATTGATATCAGATATTCAACTCGCAAAGAGAACCCCAGACTACGACACTAATGTAGCTGAGAAAAGAGTTAAGCTCTACGCAGAAAAGATAGTTAAGTTAGCAGAAATACAAAGAGCTAACGCAACTGTAAATAAATGTGTGGTGCTTTCATTGGGAGATATTGTTGAGGGAGAGCTTATATTTCCAGGACAGTCACATTTAATTGACAGTTCTTTATATAGACAAGTAACTGTAGATGGTCCTAGAATCATGCACACTTTCTTTTCTATCTTATTAGAAAACTTTAAAGAAGTGGAAGTATACTGGGTTATAGGTAATCACGGGGCTTTGGGTGGTCGTTCACGCAGAGATTATAACCCTGAGACAAACGCTGATAGAATGTTAGGTAAAATATTAGACACTATGTTCGCGGGAGAGAAACGCATTAAGTTTCATATCCCTGAAGGCGTTGACAATCATTGGTACACAGTAGCTGACTTAGGCGAAAAAGCTAAATTCTTTTGTTTTCATGGAGATAACATACGTGGTTCAATGGGTGTTCCTTTCTATGGATACAATAAAAAGATACTAGGTTGGAAAGCTCTTGCAGCAAATGGTTTGATGGAGGACTTTACACACGCAGTAGCAGGACATTACCACACACCAACATCACTATATATTAATGATGTACGTGTATGGGTAAATGGTTCTACTGAAAGTTATAACAGTTATGCACAAGAACAATTAGCAAGTATGGGTAGACCATGCCAGTTTACATTGTTTGTGAAACCTGATAAAGGAGTTACTGCAGAGTATCTAGTGCAACTAGAGGAGTAAATATGTCACACATATGTATGTATTGCGGGAGAGCATTGTTTGTTAAACAAGCAGAGTTAGTTTGTCTTAACAGTTTATGTAAACTCTTTCGCAAAGAACAGTTTAAATTGACAGATATACCAATAAATTCAGAACAAGTATAAGCTATATACACGATTAGAAAGGAGTGTTCATGGATAAAGAAACACAAAAAAAACTTACGAAAAACTTCCCAAAGGAAGTCGTAATGAAAGCCCCTAAGGGAAAGTACGGGGACTATGTTCCCCATCACTTATATACACAGAGATTAGTTGATGTAATTCCTGGTGGATATGACTACACATATGAGGTAGTCAGAGGTGCTGACAATAGTATTATAGGTGCAAAGTGCAGACTGTACATTAAATCAACAGACCAAACCATAGAGGAAGTTGGAGATGTAGATGTCAATGCAGTTAAAAGAAACATAACAGAAAGTGAGCTACTTAAGTTAGCTGTGTCTGATGGCATTAAAAGATGTTGCATGAGGCTAGGCATAGGGCTTGAGTTATGGACAGGTGGTGTATCTGAGGAACATCACTATGCAGAAAAAGTAGAAGTAAAGCCAACGACTAATCGGGAGACTAATAAAGCAGAGGTTGTAAGCACTCCTTCCTCTGCTCCGTCTCCTAAAGTTGACCCACCAATAGAGACAATCACAATAGTAACTAAAGGAACAATAGAACCTAAGTGTCTTTCTTGTGATAGCGAGCTATGGGATAACAGATTAGACAAAGCTAATGGTAAAATCAAAGCTACATATCCTGATTGGAAATGTAAGAACAAAGATTGTGACAATGGTAATCCTAGAATATATTACATTGATTCATTTGCTAACGATAAGAAAGCACCTGAAGAATGGTTTATGCCTGAGATGCCTAAAGCAAAAGACATAGATGATATCGAAGAGGGCGTAGCCCCCTTTTAATTAAAAATAGCAGAAGCCGAGGTAGAAAGGATAACACCCTCGGCTTTGCTGTTTGATTTACTTACTTGGTTTTACTGGTTTTGGACCAACTTGTTTCTTAGCGAACTCTTTCACAACAACCAAAGCTGCTGCTCCACCTGATAAGGCAGCGAGTTGTACTGCATTAGCGTCAACACCAACAAGTGGTGCTACTGTTAATGCTGATATAAACGCTTCAACAAAAGTCCATACAGTTTTACTAAGAACGTCTTTGTATTCTTGGCTCATTGTATACTCCCATGCTTCATTCCATGGCGTCCACACTACGTCCGTCTTGAACGTACCATCAGAATTACGACTTCTTTTTAACTTTTCAAACATTATATTATGTTCCTCTTATCTAGCTTAGCGTTGAGAATTTGTATCTCTCCACTAATCTCTTTTAATTTATCTTGAACATCAGTAGGTTTTTCTGCGTTAAGTAGTTTGTCTATAGTGGTATATTCAATAGAAACTTCTTTACCCTGTAACAATTGATTAGAAACTTTCGCATACATTTTCTTGTACGCTACCGCACTCGAACCGATAAACCCATCTTTAGAGATGTCTAAGTCTTGCTGACTTTCTCCGACAATAAGACAGCCCGAAGTATGCTCATCTGTGTTGCCAGTGTGTATCAGTATGTAAGTAAAGTTAGGTACATTTTGTACGTGCAACATGCCATAGTGTGCATTCTTGTATCTCTCTGTGTACTTAGCATGGAATCCACCAGTCTTTCTAAACTTTATATCATATGTACCCTCAGGGATACAGGTCTCGTGCATAACTTTGACTGCTTGATACTGGTCTTCTAGTGTATAACATTCAAAGATACCATCAATAAATAACATTCCATTGGTCGCATCTTTTCCAAATTGGTGTCTCACAACTTGTAACTTCATTTACTTACCTCCACAACAGCCATTGCCACAACAGTCCATGTTAATCTCCTTTTCTAAAACTAATAGTTAACAGCCATATAGCTAGTGTTATGACAGTAGCTAGCCCAGTTACTTGCTGTGCTGTACCTGTGAGGGTAAGCGTTGCAATAACTAAACCTACTAATGTCCAGCTAAGGTTGAGAGTTTCTTTAATTGCCGCAACAATCCAAGAACCTAACTTCTTTATCATTAACTTCTCCTAAATATAAACGCTGCCATACTAGCTATTCTAGTCAGAATAACTGGTACTACAACTTCTTGTGCTTTTTCTCGTTGGTCTTGAGTCATATCATCACCAATACTAGATAGTGTGACATCTTCAAAATCTAAATCTATAAATGTTTCTATTGGATTTTCAATAAAGGATTCGTACTGTACCTCTGTGACGACATCAGCAAGTGTGTAATCTTCTACATCTGTATTTTCTACAGCACGTTCTACGTATTCTTCTACAGCTTCTGCTATAACTTCGTCATCTTTAACAGACTCAGCAATAATAGCTACATCCTCTGCTTCTACTTGTAATACTTCAGCAACAACTTCTACCTGTTCTTCAGTAAGCTCTGCAACATCTGCTATAGCTTCCTCAACAACCTCTTGTATGACTTCTTGTATTTCCTCTGTGACTTGGGATAGGTTTTGAACACCGATATCATTAACCTCTTCTAGTACTTCAATGACTTCTTCTGTTTCAAGTTCTTCTACATATTCTTCAACGGCTTCTTGAAACTCTTCTTCAGTAAATTCTAATTCGGTGGAACTTTTAGGTATCGTGACGATTTCTTGTATTTGTTCAATTTCTTCTGCAATTTTTTCTTCTGTAAATTCTGGCTTCTCCTCAACATCTTCCTGTATTGGCTCATCCAAAACTTCTTCGACATCTTCTTTAACTTCTTCATCTATAATCTCCTCTTCTATTTCATCTTGTATTGGTATTTCCACCACGATTTCTGGTGCAATATCTTCCAAATCAAATTCAATAATCTCGAACTCAATAGGGAGTTCTTCAAACTCCACAACTTCATCTTCAAATACTTCCTCTTTAGGTGGGTCGAGTACAACAACATCATCCTTAGGAATGATGACATCCACATCTTCTTTAATCTCTTCAACAATCACCTCTTCTTCTGTAATAATTATTTCTTCTTCTATGATATCATCTTCAAAAACTTCTACCTCTTCTATTATGATGAAGCAATCGCCTCGCTCTATCTGTGCATTAGTCATAAAACAACCGAACTCAGCTTCATTATCCACACGCTCCTGGTCACGCTCTATAGTTCCATCATTAACATCAGCTTGTGTATAGGTCTTATCAACACCTTCTACTTTTACATCAACAATAATCTCTTGTGGTGTAGGAGGCGGTGGAGGTGGTGGAGGTGGTGGAGGTGGAGGTACAGTCGTAGTAGTAGTTGTAGTAGATGTAGTTGTAGTACTAGATGTAGTAGTACTAGATGTAGTAGTGACAGGTATCTCTACATACTGCCAGTACAAGGTATCTAATAAAGATATATCAGTTAGCGTTACAGCAAACGAAGTTATAAATTTGTCTGTATTAGCTTCATCATTGTTGTAATCAGTAAATGATTTATAAAAGTCATCATACATATTATCAAAATCAGAAGTACTTTGACCAGATTTGTTTTCTGTTTCGCTTGTATTGTCTGCATAATTCCAAGTAACAGAGTACGCATTGTTAACTGCACCTATCATAAAACCTACTTCATAAACATCTTCTGTAAATTCAAAAGTATAAGTTCCTTGTATTATTGCTAATGAAGAACCTGTTGTGTTATAAGAACCTTGTTCTGCTGAATAAATATATGCAGCTTGGTCACCACCACTAATAGTTAAACCTGTTTCGTATGTATCATCCTCAAATGCTTCATTAACTGTAACTTCATTGGGTACTTCTTCTGCGAATACAGGGGTAGGTATTAATAAGAATAGTGCTAGACAGAGTCTGAGCATTACATTACAAGTGCTGCTACAACTCCACCTATTGCTACAATCAATGTAAGTACTTTATAAAATTCTTGTTTGTCTAACTTAGAATCTAACTTATCTTCTATTTTATCTAGTCGTTCAATAACCATATTGAGAAGTTCCTTTTGGGTATAGCCATTGTTGTTTGCCATTTATGGTAAATCATCATGGGATAAGAAATCCCATTCCTTGTTTATATTATTATCTAGGTCGTAGTTGCTTAATCTTTTAAGATAAGAACTAATTTCTTTTAAAAAATAACCTAGAAAAAATCCAATTATAAATTCCATAAGGACGATTATAACAGATTATTTATGCAGGTTTTGGATTGTCTGATTTAACTTTAGCTATGTGGTCTTTCCAAACAGTTGTACCATCTACCAAATCTTTATATTGCATATCAAGTTGGTCGCCAATAGAACCATAAGCTTCTTGTCTAGCTTGTATATAACCAAACTGTTGAGCATCCCATTTGCTGTTAGCTAAGTCTGTTACAGACTGTGCATAATCAGCATCAGTGAACTCTAGTCTTTCGTTATTAACTTGCTTGTACATTGGCTTAGCAGCTTCTATCTCTGCTGTAGCTTCAGTTGTTAGTTCTTCTAATGTTGCCATAATATCTCCTATGTTAGCATACTTCTTTTATTATTACTTCTTTAAACCATATAAAGTGAATGTTGAACCTGTATCTATATTCCCACTTGAAAAAAAGAACTGTACACCATTTGCAGATTGTTCCACAGTATGAGTTGCACCTCCAGTAGAGCCATAAATCAAATCAAAAGGGCTACTGCCTGCAAATTCATTTGTGATGAAATTGTACTCACTAGCATTGTTGAAGTTAAAGAGGTATAAAGTTGCATTAGTATTTTCTCCTGTTGCATTACCACTTCTGTCAAACTCCCAATATGCCCCATTAGTACTTGAATTGTTGTCAAAAGTACTATCACTTCTAAGACCTTTATTTGCAAAATCATAATTTGAACTGGTATCAGCAGAACTTGAAACAAGTATTCTTACTCTACTTAAAACATTATCTGTTGTTGGTCTTAGGTCGTTGAAGTTAACTACATAGACATCATAAGAACTATCCCACTTAGCACCACCAAGCTCAACTGTTGCTACTGCTGATGTTACAGTTACCTCATCTATTTTTATTAATGCACCACTCATAATTTATTTAACTCCATATACACTTGCTTTAAATGAAAATGTGCCACTTGCAACATAATATCTTATCCCTGTTATTTGTTCAGCATTTTTATGAACAGATATACCTTTTCTCATAACTAAACCTCTACTTGAGTTGTTATTCCAAGAACTGCTTTGAGTTTTAGAAAAAGTAAAACTAGAACTGTTATAAGGATTGTAAATATATTGTACAAATCCAACTCCCTCTGTACTGTCATCATTAATATAACCACCAGTTGCCATATAATTTTGACCATTACTTCTACTTTCAAGTAGAGAACTATCCCAAGCCCTGCCCTCTAAAGTTGCACTTGCATATTCTGTAGCACTAATTACTGTGCCTGTACTATCTAATAATCTTCTATATAAATTTTGTGATGCAGAACCAACTATTTCGTAAGTAGTTGACTTTATACAATACACATCATATTTATCACTAAAAATATTTGTGATATCTACTGATGATGTACCAGTTGAACTAACAGATGTTATAAATTGTAAATTAGTCATTACTAGTATTCCTTTATTCCATACAGAGATATATCAAAATCAGTAAAGTTTCCTGCATTTGAATTGTATAAATTTATTCCATCTACTGTACTTGATTGTTTCATAACACCACTTCCAAAACCAAAAAATCTTGAACCATAAGTTCCAGAATATTGAGAACTTTGAAATGTTAAAAAACTATATTTACTACTATCCCCAAGATTATATAAATAAATGTAACCCTGTGTTACACCACCCATATAATTACCATTAATAGGTATTCCACTATCAGCAGTACTTTTAGAATAATTAAAACTACTTCCATCAGCATCACAAAATTGAATGGCATTTGCATAAGCATTAGCAGTTTCCTTAACTCCACTTTCAAAAAATCTTACTTTCATTTGTGGATTTGTTCCACCACCTTTAGTACTACTAAATGTTAGTAAATGAACATTGTATGTACCTAAAGAAGTAAAATCAATATCTGAAACATCAGAACTATGAGTTTGAGTTTCAATTAATTCTAATTGTCCTAAGTTAGTGTATTTATCTGCTCTTGTTAAATCATAAATATCTTTAGGTGTAAATATTCCTTTATTATTTCCAAAACTTTGTTCTGGTGCTTCTGGTATATATCCAAATTCACTCATTAGCTACCTACCTGTTTGTACAAAGTAAAACTTCCACTTGTTAAATTACCACTTTGCATAAAGAATTTTATTCCTGTTGTTACCTGTGTGGCTTTTAAACAAGCACCACCTTGATAACCTGCAACAGATTGACCATTATAAAAATGACTTCCTTTGTGTGTTGCATAAGTATATTGGTCACTTAATCCTGCATTTATAATTTCAATTATACCATTAACACTTTGAACAGTTGTTCCTACAACAACGCCTGTAAAGTTAACTGAATTTTGATTTACAGGTGCTGTGTGGTCTGTGTCTGCACTTGCTTGTAATCTTCTACTTGTTTGGTCATAATTTGAGCCACTATGTTCAGTACCACTTCCAGTAGTAAACCTATAACGTATTCCAGTTGCACTAGAACATAAAATATTGTTAAAAGCAACTATGTATCTATTGTCTGTTGGATTTTCGTCATAAATTGTAACACTAGCTACTGCACTTGTTATTGTATTAGTGGCTACTTGTACTAATTGTCCTGCCATTAGTTAACACCTAACCCATACACTTTAATACGAGCATTATCAACACTTCTACCTGCTTGAGATGAATAAAGTTGAAAACCTGTTATTGATGAAGTTTGTGGTAAAACATTTATTTGCTTTCCATTCATAAGAACGTGTGGTGCGTCATCCCAACAACTATGTTCGTTTGCCATAAATGTATAACTACTAGATAAAAAAGGATTAAATATATACATAGTCATAGCACCAGCTTCGGGGCTTGTAGTAATAGTGTATTGTGAGTTTGTATTGCTAGTTGACCTGAATTGACCAAAAGTACCGTCTGACCTCATTTGCCAAAAAGCATAAGCATAAATACTAGAAGTAATAACACTACCTGAACTATTAATATATCTCAAATAAAACCAAGCGTCAGCAGAGCCACCTCTAACAAAATCTGTTACTTCTATTTGATATATATCAAAATCTGCTGAAAAGACATCATTAATATTTATTTGCTCTACACCTGTACCTGTAGTCGTATCACTAATTAATCTTAAATTACTCATAATTCTTTTATTCCATAAAGCCGTATAGTAAAATCTGCATAATTGCCTGTATTTTTCATAACCCTAATGCCGTCAACTGTACTTGCCTGTGGTAAATTTGCACCACCAAAAGATTGCATAGGCAGACCACTATTAGACAATCCCATAAATGAGCCAGTCATTAAGCTATATAAAGATGAATTACCCAAATTATAAAAAAACGCGCTTCCTACTGCTTGTTCGCCAGTAACAGTTCCTGTTCCAAAAAGATAATTTATTGCACTAGCAGATTGCGACCTGCGTTCATAAGCTTCTAATCCTGAAATAGCTGATGTTGTTTGACTTGATTGAAAATAAACACTTGCACTTTCTAAAACACCACTTTCAAAAAACCTAAAATTTAAAACATCTTGATTATCTACTGATGTTTGCATATTACTAAAAGTCATATAGTGTACATCAAAAATATCTTCTTTTATATTTAAAAAATCAACTACTGAAACTGTACTTGAATAAGTTTGTTCTTCAATAAGTTCTAATGAGCCACCCCAACTACCCTCTTTAGTAAGTTGTAATATTTCACTAGGTGTATATAAACCTGTATTCTTTTTTACATCATTTGGTTGTGTGCCTATGTAGGGCATAAATTACCCCTAAGCTTGTTTCAGAAATGATACATTGTATTCTGCACTAGAAGCTGCTGAACATAAACCTTGTAGTTTGTCACCAGTTTCTAATGTTACTTTAGTTGTAATCTCTATTGTTGTACCAAAAGGTAGACTTACATCATTAAGAATATGAGTTAAACTTCCACCCGATTTAGTCACACTTAAATCTATTGTAACATCTGCACTTGTACCACTAACATTAGATACTAAAATACCAATAACTGTTTCAGTAGTTGAAGCTGCTACAGCAGGCATAATATCTGCTGCTGATGTTCCAAGAACTCCTTGTACTGAATGTAGTGTATCTGCCATTTATATCTCCAATTAATTAATCTCCCATAACTATAGCATAAGCTTGCGAACTATTGCTACTTGTTATGAAAAAACTATCCATGATTATTCTAAAAGTTGTTGATAAACTACCTCCTGCGTTAGGTAATAAATCTAAATCTTCGTTTATAGGTAAGTTACCTATTGTGTCTATAACTAAACTTCCACCTTCTTTAAGCATTGTTAAGATACCCATTATGACAACGCCAGTACTAAACCTAAACTTACTCCACCTGATGTTTGAGCATCTACATACGCTTTAACTGATTGTTGCGAAGCTGCTACAGTAGCACTGTTACTAGCCATATCATCTTCATCAACTAATAAAAAGTGTTTAGTACCATCTGTTCTATGTGTAGCATTAGTAGTTTCATCAGCATCTATTCTGTCATGTACATCTGAAAAGTGTTCTGCAAGTACAGCCATACGAACTGTTGTACCTATTTGATGGTCCGGGTCTGTTACATGTCTTCCTTCTAAATCTCTTGTTATTGTAGATAATGTAGAAGATGATGATAAAGTTATTAATACAACTTCTCTTTTGGAAGCGTTATCCGGGTCTATAACTAAATAAAAAGGACTATCAGCACTTGCATTAATAGTTGTTGTTCCATCTGATGTAGGTGCAGAAGTTAATGTACACGAAGTTGCACCACTAGCTAACAAACTAGATAATGTTGTTTCAAAAAAGTTTATTATTTGACTTTCTCTATCTGCCATTTATGCTCCAAATCTCATTATACCAAAAGCAGAAATACCCGCTATATGTATTGTAGACACATCTTCAAGGACCGGTTGCCTGGTACCTCTGACAGTTAGTATAGCATAATGCGTAGTACTTCCACGCTCTACTTCAGATTGTATAGGATAACTTATCTGTTCTATTACACCTCTAATAACTTCTCCAGGAGAAAACACTTCTAATGTTACACTGTCTCCTTCTAAATCACGAAGGGTAGAATACAACTGTTCTCCTAAACCTTTCACCTTTATAGGTTTTCTTCCAGGCCTTTCTACTCTGTCACTAATATTTATAGGTATCTGTGCTACTACAAGTTCAGGTCTAGCTAATGCACGAAATTGTACAGATTTTACTTTAGGTGTTTCATTAACTGAACCACCTCTTTTAATTACAAGTTTACCAATAATGTACCTGGATATTTCAGCTATTTGTCTTTCTGTATCTCCAGTACCTGATGCTTGTTTAAAAGCTAATTTGTAAGAAACATCATTAATATTATCTAATGCTTCAAATTTAGTAGAATAAAAAAGCTCTACAGAGGTATCGACTGGCGTTGTTTCTGTAGAAATTTCTGCTCCCACAAATTGTTTACTTTCTGCTGTAAAGAAATCTGCTGCTGATAACACTAGGTGACCTTCACTTTCGTAGGTAGATGTTTCTCTGTATATGTCGGAACCCGATACTGATATTATAAACTTACCATTAGATTGTGTTATGCCAAGAATAAATCCTGCAACACCTATTTCTAAATCTCTAGCAAATCCTGCAGTAGGAAGATAATACCTCCATAAATAACTTTCACTAGCACTTTCTTTTATCCCACAATAAACACTATCTCTTGATACAAACATGTGTTTAGGTGTGGTATCTACTCCTGATATAACCCATTCTTTTATTAACTGTCTGTTAGCTAGTACATATAAGTCATCTGCAACTGTTAAGTCTGCACGATAAAATCTACCAACATCTCTAGCTTTTTCTTTTGTTCCAAAGAATACAATACCTTCAGATGCTGCAATAGAATG